ACCATCAACATCAGTGTCAATTCTCTTGACTGCTTTTTTGACGAGTTTTTTCAAATCCCTATCAGGAACTTCATGTGGTGCATGAATTTTCCTTTTTGTTCCAGCAGTTCCAACGGGAGTGGTAGGATCTTTTTTATCAACATCACCATCAACGTCTACATCAATTCTTTTAACTGCTTTCTTAACCAGATTTTTTATATTTGATCCTGGAACTTCATGTGGCGTATGTGCCTGAGAGTGAATCTCACTGATAGTGCCTTCTAAGCACTGGCAAGGATCATATCCACAAACTGGGCATACGTCTTCTTTTACACAATTGGGAACCATTTTCTTTCCTTTCTTTTTCATTCCCAATTGCTTATAACCAACCCAACATGCTTCATCAACTTTATGCTCACCACTAGTAACATAATCAGCAGCAGTATCAATGTAGTCCGCTGCTTTTGTGATCTTTGACTGAACCCATGCCTTGAGTTCGCCTTCACCTTTACCCATTTTCTTTTTCAATCTCTTTGCTGCCGAGATTATTGTTGAAATCTCAGAGCGTGCCATTGAATATTCGTGATCCTTTTCTTCAGTCTTATTGCCCCAGTTAGCGGCACCAACTTTACGACACTTGACTAGTGCTCCCGATGCATAGGCACTTGGCCAGACATCGTAACGTGATTTTACCTTATTATAGCAAGCATCTTTCTTGCCACTACCTTTACCTGGTTTATCTTTTACTTCTTGTAGGTCCATTTCTTCAGTTCTTACGTTAGTTGGTTTTGCTCCACCAGACTTTTCTGGTTGATTGGGATCTAAACGATTCTTTCTTCTTCTTGCTCTTTCTTCTTCTTTATTGGAAAGATCTCTCTTCATTTTAGAACTTCCGCATTTTGGTGTAGAAGTTTGACCAGGTTGACGAGCACAGGGTTTTCCTGCGTATTTGCCGCCAAGTTGAACCCATCCAGGTTTTCCATCAGAAGATTTTGATTTTCCAAACCAATCACGAAGACCTTGGTCTCCGGATTTTGATTCATTCATTTTCTTCTTCTTTCCTTGACAATGGGCACGCTGAGAAAATCCTTTTGGATTATCACAGTCAATTGACTTTTTATATTTGTCAGTCCAACCCATTAGAATTTAAGATTCTTCTTTATTATTTAGAAAACCTTGCTTGAGTAGTTTTTGTAGTTCGGATGTCGATCCAACAAATACAGCATTATTTGTGACATTATTTGGACCTTTTTTATCCACTTCTTCTTCAACATCTTTGAGTTTTTTCTGTAGATCAATCAGTTTATCCGTTGTATCAGCAACACTCTTAATTAACTGACCAGCAACTTCATATGCTCTTGGACTACCGCCTTCACCGGCAAGTTCCATGATTCCATTAATTGCTTCCTGACCTTTTTCAATTAAGGAATACAAATTAGCACGAGTATATTCATAATCTTTCTTAATATCGGTTTTTTCTTCTGGTCTCTTTTTCTGAATACTTTTTACTTGGTCTTCAACTTCTACAATACTACTTTCCACGTTCAGTGCCTCATCGAGTTTTTCAAAATTATTTGACATATCAATTTACTCAAATATCAGTTTGTAATGTTGGACTGAAGTCTTTGGAGTCTGTGTATGAGAATAGAGAATCATTAAACCCAAAATCATCATCAACATCAACCATTGCATCATCTGCTGCAGTCAATAGATCTATTTGTGCTTTCTGTAGGTGAGTAGTGATTGTAGATCCATTATATCCTCTAATAACAATAAGTTGATTTGCGTTTGGAATTTCTTTCACATACATTATTTCGTTACCAATAATTATCCTATTATCAACTGCAAATCCAGAAGTATCATTGACACCAATAAGAGTTGTTGTTTTGGAAATATCTTCAGATAATTGTGATGTATCATCGTTTGTATAATCCTTAAGTGCTTTTGGTGTCGCTGTATATCTCAGTTCCCTCTTACTACTCAAAGCAGTATCTGCATGATAATCAACTTGAACCTTACGAATAAGACCATCTGTTGTATCTGCAATTGGACCGAACAGATAAGTCTTTGCTGTGAATGTTAATGTATAAATTAATGCTCTTCTAGTTGAAAAGTCTCCCTCATAATCATCTTGGAAAGAAATGTTATCTAAAACAATAGGGACATCTCTTTTTTCACCTATAGAATCAACTAGATTAATAGTTATATTAAATGATGGTTGAAAAAATGGTAAAATTTGCTCTACAATTTGTAAAGCATCATCATTTATTTTGCAGAGAATATTAAGTTCAAAACCAATGTTATATGGTACTGGTAAAAAAACTTTCTTTAAATTGGTCCCATCAGATGCTTTGAATGTTTGTGTTACACCCGCTTTTCTTGAAGAATCGTACTGAAGAGATGTCATTTCAAATGACATTCTTGGAAGAGTCATTGCAACAGCTTTATTCAAATCGGGTTGCTGTTCAATTCTTGCTAAGAACTTTTGTACTGGACCGTATGAAATGGGAACTTTGATCTGACTTATATCCGCACCGTTTCTGTCTTGATGACGAACATGAACTCCATTAAATAGAGTACCAAAACCTATGACAGTTTTTCTAATAATTTCGTGATAAAAATAAGTTCCTAACATTAGTATTCACCAAAAGGATTTGATTCTGTAAAATCTAAGAGATCGTCTGCTTCCTCTTCAATCTCATCATTCTGGGTGTATTTATCATAAGTATCATCATGCACATAACTCTTGACAGTGTATCTTGCAGATGATATTGTTCCAACAATAGTTTCTCCGGGTAAAAATCCAGCAGTTGTTGTTCCAATACCAACATTTGCTAGTTTTAAAACTCTGGTATCTTGATCCCAAGATTTAACTCTTGCAACGGTATTTGATGTTTGACCTGTGATTATCTCATTAAATGTAAATGTTCCTATTCCAGTAATAATTGATGGGTTGCTGACTGTAGATGATGGATTTTCAGTTGCCGAATATCCATAACCAGGATTTACAATCCTAACTTGATTAACTTGATTTGTTGATGGACTAATTGTTAATGCACCAGTTGCTGTTAAACCACCTCCAACTGGACCACTAAATGTAATTGTTGGAATATTACCAGCATATCCAGAACCATTATCATCAATAACAGTTCTAACAATACCATAAGATGTAGTATTAATACCACAAGTTGCTATCGCTCCAGATCCACCCCCACCAATTATTGCTATAGTTGGTGCAACAGTATATCCATTACCAGCATTTGTTAATATTATTTCTTTTATAGAATGTACCCCACCACGAACAGTCGTTATTGCAACAGCTGTTGCATTGTGTAGTGGATTTCCAGTTGTCGATTCTGTAATAGATATTGTTGGAGTTGAAGTATAACCATTACCATCATTAGAAAGTGTTATACTATCAATGTATCCAGTACCAACAAAAGGTGTTACTTGAGCAGTTACACCCGCTCCAATTAAATTCAGAGTTGTAATAAATCCCTCTTCTTGAACCTGACTATCAAGCTCGTAAATTGAAGTGTCGATAATTTCATCTTCATATTCAAAGAGTTCGCATTTCAGTTCATAAACATAAAGTCTTCCTAATTGATAGAATGGCTGCTCATGCTCAACAAATTTAACTTCAAATAATCTCTGTCCCAATGGAAAATATACTAGGTCTCCTTCTCTTGGGCGAGTTGACAATTCTATCTCATAATCACTTCCAGTATTATCTTGTGTCCCTAAAAATGGACCTATAAAATCTTCGAATCTTTCTTTTGAAATTGTTAAGGTTACCTCATCCCTTAAACTCATTCCAAATTTTGTTAAAATATCTCCTCCACCAGCATATCCTTCATAGGTATTAACATATGCTTCAATTGCATAGTTATCATCAAATCTCGACGATTGAACTTCTTCAATAATTGTTTTTTTATTGACAAAGTTTCTTGGGATGTAAATGACCTCAACACCATGTATTTGTAGGTGCTCATTGATAAGACTCTGTACGAGTCTCTGCTCACTCGGAGATCCTTGAAGAAAGAAGGGATTAAGTGCCATTATCCAATAAAATCGTAAGGTGGTAGTTCGTAATCCATAGTCATTCTCTCACGAATTTGTTCAATTTCTCTTTCAGCATCTTCATATATCTCTCTTCCATTTAATTCAATTCCACCAGGGAGTTTAACACCTCTAAACTTGATTAGATTTTGACCCCACTGTCTCTTCATGAGAGCAGTCAAATATTTTTTCACAAAACTATCATTATATACATTTGTAAAGTCATTGGGATCTAAAATCCTGTAGCAATCAATTACAAAGAAGTTATTTTCTTTCTGTGCTCCCCAATCAATGTCCAAATATAATCTATTTTGTCTCTTATTGAATCTAATTTGTTTATCTGTAGTTAAAAGGTGGTCGATATCTTCTAGATACGACTTAACCATAGAATATTGAAGTAATTCAACAGAGTTGAAATAATATAAGTCATTAAGAAATAGTTGATACTTTATACTGAACATTCCACCAGAAATAGAACTAGTATCAAACTTAAATACCTTTTCAATTCCTATGACAGAATCTGGAACCTGAATATAGTTTGAATTTTCATAGAAGTTGAAAGTATTTGTGCCATATGAAGTAGTGGAAATGCCAGTTGTAGTTACAATACCGGCGTTTGGGGTAAAAGATCCACCACTATATTTTGCAGTTCCCCTAGAAATATCATCAGCACTAACTTTATATTTCAAAAACATTCTTTCGACACCATCAAAGTGTCTTTCATGAAAATACTGAAGAGCATCATCAATTAGATCATCAATTTGATCGTCGTCGATGTTAATTTCTAAGACTGGAGCACCTAATCTCCTGAGGCAATAATCAATCAGTGATTGTCTACTATTTGGTTTTGCCATTTTAGTAAGATCCTCCGTCTAAAACCCTGGTCCAAACAGGAACATGTGAAGCGTCTGTAGTTAAAATAAAATTAGAAGTGGTTGCATACCCAACTTCCGGTGAAAGGGTGCTTATTAATTTACCATTAGTATCAAAATAAGCAGATCCTCTAGTATGTATTCCAGATACTGCCCAATCAAAATAAGCAGCACCTAAGTCTAATTCTCCCTTTGTTCCCGATACAATACTATTGTTTATAGATGCATTTGGGACGTATGTCCAACGTCCAGTACTGTCATCATATCCAAAAAATCCAGTTCTATTGCCAGAAGTTCCACCTACACCAGTGTTGTAATCAAAAGAAATACCCCTGTCAGTATTTGTATCATAACCAGATGTTATTGTTAGTTGAGTTTCTGTGGATATCGTTCCAGTAAAAGACTCTGATAAAAATATAACGTTTCCAACATTATCAATATTGACAATAGTAGATATTCCTGATGCTGATAGATATGGTGATCCTGTTACTACATCATTTTCATTTAAATTTTGGACGGAATCTAAACGGATAGTATTTATACCAGATGCTGTATTTTCACCAACAACCGTTCTAACCTTATTAACATCACCAAGTTTTAAGATTGTATCATCAACATGGACTTCAGTAGAATTTACTGCCGTCGTATCACCATCAACTTGGAGATTACCTTTAATAACAACTGTTCCTTGATTACTTAATCCATCTGGATATGGATCAATGTATAGAGTGTCTCCAGTTGTAGTTCTTATTAAATCTGATCTTATTCCAACGTTTCCAAAAAATGCTTCATCTTGGAAGTCTATAACTCCCCTAAACGTTGAAACCCCTGTTACATTTAAGTAACCATCAACATTCCATTCATCAACCTTTCTATTCTCATCAAGAATAGCAACAAATCCATTTGCTGGAGTTGTTTTGTTTTCCTGTCCTGCAACCTTTCCAGGTTCCAAGAACATATCGGTATAATATCTACCACCAACTTCTCTTGGGACCTCATTTTGGTCACCAATGAAAAGTCTTCCTCCACTATTAGCAGTTAATGCCAATCCATCAGTGTAAGCTAACTCTCCATAGTAGAGAGAACCTGGTGCCGTTACTCCTGTAGATCGTCTGACTCTTATTATACTAGCCACTAAAAGGTCCCCCCGTTAATGTCTAGATTTTGGCTGTTTCCAGGTGTTAATTCTAAGCTTGCTTGCCACAATCCAAGAGAAGAATTATAGACAAGAACCATTCCATTAGACAGAGACGTGAAAGAGTCAGCATCCACGTCAATGAGTTCTGGCAATCTAAGAGCCTGTGCTCCAGCCAAAGATGATATGACTTTTACTGCATTTTTCTGACCAACTCTAACTTTTATATCTGCCATTAGATAGGAACTCCCGCAAGTTTTAAACCATCATAACCACGAGATTTGCATACAAAATCAGGATCTAAAATATATTTATACTCATCTCACACCCATGGTTGCCAGAACTTCTTGCTGACGCAGATATAATCTACAGTAAGATTTTGCAAAGTTTTTTAGTTCTTCAAAATTCATCTCATCAATCATTCGAGCATGTTTTTCATATTCAAACATTTTACCAATACTTTCAAGGGTGATGTCATTTGGATCCATTGATTAACTCCTTTAGTAGTGATTTGATCTCAGTAATATCATTTTTTATTTGATCGATCTCCTCACGTTGTTTTTGTTTTTCATTTTTCATTTTAATATATTGAGAATAACCGATAGTATCGGTACTAACAATAGCACCAGTCTTTTCATCTCTGAAAAGATTTTTATGTCCTTCTACGGGGATCATGCTAGTGCTATTGCTCTCAAATCCTTCAATCTTACAGGTCTTGCTTCATTTGTGCCACTCATAACAATTTTTATTACAAAACCAGTAAATTGCTCTAGATTTTCCACACTAAATTGATATTCTAAGAATTCATTATCTCTGCTAGCACGAACAAACGCGTCTGGCAATCCACTATTCTTATTAGAATCAACAATAGAATCGCCAAATCCATCACCATCAGTATCATTCAAGTTATCATAACCAGGGAATAATTCATATGTTGGTTCAATTTCACTAGAATCTGCTTTATAAAGTTTGTAAAGGACTCTAAAATCGGCAGAAGAGTGGCGATATGCTCCGACAAGGACTTTTAGGGAAGATGCTGGTTGTTTGAGATCTATTCTGTTAGAAATATAAACCGCAGAATGTGGATCATTAGAGTTTTGATTTACTCTCGAATCGCCAGAATAATCATTAACGGGATTGTTTAATCTATTTCTAATAAGTGCTGTAAATGCAGTTTGAGTATCTACAACTGGTGATAGATTTGGATCTGAAGAACTCAATTGAAGATCAACAGTAAGTGATTTCTTCTTAGGAAGGTTTGATAAGTATTCTTCTTCATTCAATTCTGAACAAACAACTCTTGGTGTTTCAAAATAATTGACTTCATTGATCTGGACTGATTCATATCCTTGATCTAAGAATGAAATCTCAGATCCACCCGAACTAGTTCCAGAAACAGTTCTTACTCTTGCATTAACTGCGGTATCTGGTCCTGGAGTAATTACATTATATTGTGGAATAATGCCATTAAACTGATAGTTTTGTGATATGAATGCAGTTTCTCCACCAACAGATTTTTCATCCGTGAAGCTCAACTGAGTATCTCCAGATGCTCTATCAGATCTATCAATCTGTACATGATATCTATCAATTTCTCTTGCAGATCTCAATGTTGAATCATTTGGTAATGTATGAGTTGTGTTAATTCTCGCTAAAGAGACTCCATTAACTTCATATTTGAAGATCTGATCTCCAATATTATGGGTTCTTGTTCCAGAAAGTAGAAGATCATTTCCTCTAGAACTAATTCCAAGAGTTCCAGATCCAATGCTATCATAGTAAATAATTTCATTATTAATCTTAGCATACCCTCTGTCAGTTGATATTCCCTCAAAAGTTCCAAATAAAGAGGTATTCGCAACTGAGATAGTCGTATCATTTAACCCAAGAGATTGAGTCAAAGAAGTTGGAACAGTATCTGGTTTAATGTTATCGATACCAACTTTGTTAGTATCTTGGTGCATACCATGATTATAAGAGAATACTTCAATAACGTTTCCGCTGTAAAGACTACTAGTTACACTAGAATTTTCTCTAACAGTTACTCCAAGTGCAACATTCGTGGAACCATTAAAATATTGTAGATTATCGTTAGTTGCAAATGATTCTCCCTGTACATTTGTCAGATACAGCGTATCGACACCATCGATGGTAGATACTGAGATTTGAGCGCCTTTTCCTTTAGCAACACTTGAGGTCGTTATTCCAAGGAGGTCTCCAATAGAGTAACCATTTCCAACTGTTGTAGCTGTAACTGATGTTACTTCACCACCACTGAAAACAACCGTTGCTTGTGCGCCACTACCAGATCCAGTTATAGAGTAGAGTGGGACATTTGCAAATGATCCAGTAGAATATCCAGAACCAACGTTTGAAACTCCAAGAGTATTGATTTTACTTCCAACTCTTTCAATATAACCATATGGTCCAGTAGAACCGGTTTTAGTAATTTTTGTACCAGGTATTAGATTTGCCAATACTGAGACATCAGTTTCTTCGGTAGATACCCCAACTCTCAACTTCCTTGGTAGAGTTTTAATTGGATTAATATTTGTTGGAGAAATGTTCTCATCTATAGTACCAATAGATGGATTATAGAATGTGACAGTTCCAGAGGATACAAATTCTGCCTTATAAAGTTTAAACTTCAAGTCCTCAAATTGATTTGGAGTCCAAATAGTTCCATTTTGAGATTTGAACAAACTTCCACCAATGTATTGTTGGGTTACTAATACATTATCAGGATTTGGTAAATTCTGGGTGTTGACTGTCTTTTCACCCATTCTTGCAATCCAAGCTTCATATTGATCTGTAGTTGGTGCTATTAGTACCAACGCATACTCTGTGTTTGGTTGTAGATAAACGGGAGATGGGAATTTCAGATTTGTTGATACTGAAGCATCAGATGATGTATTAATTTGATCTGGATACACTTCTATTTGTGCGTAGTCCTGAACTAGTTGATTGGTTGGTGTTCCCAGTTCAACAGTTCTTAATTCAACATATAATTTTTCATTTTCATCCTTATTTCCAAAGTAAAGATCAACGGATGTTATGAATGCACCAGTTCCATCTACAGTGAATGTCTGTGCTAAAGGATCTCTTCTTGGTGGTGGTGGAGGTGGAGGAGGAGTTCTTACATTAACTGTAACTTGAGCAAATGTATTGACTATACCACTTGCCGAGTATGATGTTTCACCACTAGAAATTAGAAGACTTCCTGGTAGTGGAGTTGCATTTGTAGAACTTGAGGTAAGTTTAACTGTACTGGTGCCTGTCGCCAGTCTTAGTGGTGGTGGAGGTGTAGTTAGTGGATTTCTGATGAAGAATGCACCACCAATATCACCCCAATTATCAGATACCAGTTTAATATCAGATACTGTTGCTTCAGCGCCACTGGTTCTACCAACCAGGACCATGCCCTTAACAATATATCCAAAATATTTTCCAATTGCTTCGGCACATAATGAAGTTATATCAACGTTTAAAATCTGTGATGATGCCGAATAAGTTCCTTCAACAGATACTGCTTTATCATATGGATTAACATTATATGTTCTTTCTGGATTATTATAAGATCCGTTTTTGTGATTTGGTGCTGCAGATCTAAATGAAATTAAACGATCAGAACCAACAAATCCATCAATAGTTTCTCCGGTTGAGAAAGAACCAGAAACCATAGAAATTTGAATTAGTTTTGGAATAATATCAATTCCAGAAGTTCCACTAATAAATGGGTAGTATCTAGTATAGGGTTTGAATCCACCGCCACGAATTTCTACGTTTCTAGACCTCATATGAGTGTCTGGAACACTACTAATCAATACATTTTCAATATATGATCCATTCCATCCGCCCCATATTGATCTGCTTCCACCAGGAACAAATATGTTTCTAACCCAGTTATCTGAAGCAGGATTTAACTTAACAACACCCTTATATTCAATCATGTTGAATGGGTTAACATTTTCAACTCTAGATGCAAGAGGTTGTTCTATCCAACCCTTTTCTTCATAATCTAAGGTTATGAGATCTCCCGTTTTCTTGACATTAGAATCTAAAAGATTTAGATCAGTATTAAAGTCTGCAGTATCTTGATTCAAACTTGGAGCAACTGCAAGTTCTGATTTTAACGAATAAAAATCAATAGGAGTATTTAATTCTTGCTTTTCCTTATCAACATCAACATTACAATCTGGATCTGCAATATTTAATAGGTTGATATTTTTAAAATCATCAACAAAGAAACCACTCTTAAATCTACTTAATCCATCAGCATCTTGGATTTGAAGAGATTTTGTATTCAACTCCAGCAATGATAATGAAGTTACAACTTCCAGATTTTCAATTCTATCTTCAAGATCCCCAATATCTCTCATTGTATATCTCTTGTTATCTACAAGAGTAATCTTTGCATCAGAAACATTGTAAAGATATGCTGGAAGATCAATGGTTGCTAAAACCATTGCTTCTTCAATATTTACTGGTTCTTGGGGATTTAACGAAGGATTTCCTTTGATGACTGAGAAATTACCCAGTTTATCAAGAACAACCTTATCTTTTCTTGGTAGATATTGAGAATATCCAATCAGGGAACTCTCTCCAGGAGTTACTACTAGAGTTGGATTAGTTCCTGTAGTAGCAAAATTTCTACTTCCAAATGCAAATGGAGAACTTGAGGTGGATAAGAATTCTGAAACTCTTGGTCTAAAGTCCAAAGTATCGGAAGCTCTTACTCCATCTTTTAACAATGGAATATCTTTTTCAAATCTATTTGAATCATAAGAATTAGCACTATAGACATCGCCATTATCATTTGATGGTACAGTATAGCAATCATATATTACCAGAAGTTTTCTTGCAGGAGGCTGTGCTGATTGTTTTCTAACTATTCTAGAATAATCATAATACTGTTCTCTTTGACCCTTATCTAGAGAATATGCATTAGACAAGTTGGTATAGTTGCCAAAAGTTATAGAAATAATGTTTGATGTTATATTTGATTCTTCAAAGGTAACAGATTCATTAACCAAGAATTTGTTGGAATTTAAATAAACAATCTCTACCTCAGTTTGAGACAATCTGGTCACAACTTGAGCAACAGCACCACTTTCTGCACCAATAATTTTTTCCCCTAAGATGGAGGCAGTGTCTAAATTTAATCCAGATACGAAAGTTAATTTGTCTAAGGTTGGCAAACTAGAATCGAGGGATTCATAAATTGCTATAACTTTTACTACATCTGGAACATTCAATGATATTTCTTTATCGTCGATTCTTAAACCATAGTAATTGCTAGTAGTTAGACCCGTTACTGATGTTGAAACACCAGAACTTACTTTATCAATCGTTAATTTTTGGCTTCTTGTGTAGTTCTTTGCTTTATTTTGAATAGAGTTCTTTTTAACAGACACATTTACGGTAACATTAGAAGCACTGGCTGTTAATCCGGTTAATGTTAATATTGTACTATTAGAGGACAAACTAAATTGATCTTCTGTTAAATCTTCTATTGTTCCATTACTATAAACTACAGAATATCTTTCAGCATCAAAGTTTTCAAAGAATGCGCTAGTAATCCCTGTCGATGATGCATTTATTTCTAAAGATCCTGCAGAATCAACAAGTTGTCCTGTTACTTGCCTAGAAACTAGAAGATTTGAACCAGAAAGATTAACTGAAGAAATGTTTGACCCAATAATCGGTGCATACAAGTATGCATCTTCATTATTTGATAGTAATGGATCACCAACAGAGAACGTTGTTAGAATTTCTGTGGATGGGAAAGATCCATCACATACTCCAGAAATTGTTGGAACTTCTGCTAGTTGAAGAACCAATCCATCTGAAGAAACACTTACAACTCTATGGAACGTTTCATCTACTAGACCTGTAGCTTGATATCTAATGATAGCATCACTTCTTATACCAACAAATGATTTTCCTGGGCAAGTGGTAACACCAGCATTATTAATTTGTAACTTATCTGTTGCACTGAACTTTGGTGGGATTGATTTTTGTAACACTGTATCAGCGACAAAATCACTCTGCAATCCATAAGAGCTGGAATCTTGATATACTGATTTAATATCTTGAGTTCCATAGACTTTTGTCGCCTTTACTGATCTAGACAGTGTCCTAGATTCATTTATCAGTATTTGCTCACCAACAATAAAGATACCAGAAGTTTGATTAATTGTTATGTCAGATCCACTAGGAGTACCAACAACATATCCAGTTGCCCCACTACTCAAACCTCTAACAAATGTAGTTTCTGGGAAATCTGCTGCAAGAGCAGATTCATTTAAAGTTAATACTGTATATGTTTGAATATCAAACAGGTATAAATCCCATTCTGTAGAGTCTGAAGAATATGCATTATCAGAGACTGCAAAAGAATATACTCTTGCCTTACCAATAACGTCTCCAGTTGTTCCTGTATTGGTATTTGTTCTTTGATTGCAAAGATCAACAGTGTTATTATTATTATCTACTCCGATTAGAGGAGTTCCAAAAACATTATTGACTCTTAATCTATTTCCCATGTCAAATGGGACTAAAGATGATGAAACAGATTGTGTGCTTCTTGGTTTTTCTACATCTAAAATAGTAGTTCCTGGATTTCCTACATCAAATCCTCTAACATAAGCTCTACCTGGGGAAACCCTAACACACATCAGATCATCTGATGGATCATTTCCTTGTTCTGTTTTTTGTGTGTCTAGATATAAACCTTCATTAGAAATTCTATCGTTTAAAGAATTTGCTACATTAACATTAAAATTGTCTACAGAATAGTCGCCAGACTCTTCAAATGTTCTCTTGGCAAAATAATCCTTTATAATTGAATATGTTGATTTATCTTGTAATTTTTTAACTTCACCGTTATCAATACGAATTAACTCAACAAAATCTTTGTCGTCAAAGTCAGTTAATTCTTTTTGTGTTAGAGTTGTGGATATTTTTAATCTATCTGCTCCAGGAGCAGCGAAGTTTGAAAAACCTCTTGCATTATCATATAAAGAAGTCTCAATACCAACACTGACAGTATTCTCAGTTATTTGAAGACCAACTCGATATGATGGACGATTCGAATAGGGATCGATTACTAGAGTATCTTCATTAACAGTTACAAAATGACCTCTAATAAAATATATTCCATTACTTATATTAACTGCAGCACCAATATCTGTAGAATTTACATCTACTAAATTAGCTACTGTATCTCCCGAATTTATAGTAGTATTTCCGTAAGTTAGAGAATCTAATAAAATTAGAGTTTCTCCATCATCAAATTCTGTAAATTGGAAATCAGAATCAGAATCAATATACTTTACAAAAATAGTTGGAGTATCAACTCCCTTTTCTGGTGGTAGAAGATAATTTACTACTTTTGCACTACTTCCTGTATTTTGACCCTGTACTCTCTTTCCAACTAACTGTTTAAGGTATAAAGATACGTCAATTCCAAGATGATCTGGATTAATCTTTACTGAATTATACTGATCATCATAAGTGATACCACCAGGTATCACCATAGAACCATCTTTGAATATATGACTTCCAAATGATTCTATCTGATCTTGTAAGATAGATTGTAAAGTCGTTAATTCCCTTGCTTGAACAGGGAATCCTGGTTTAAATAATACCCGATAGAAATTATTAGTTGGGTCAAAATCATCATAGTATGGGCTGATATTTAAATTAGTCTTCTGTGGCATTTTTAAAATTCCAGGATAATTTTAACGTCTTCTTTTTGTCTGGAGTTCCTTGAAATAAGGGGTCTATTGTCAAGATAAATTATATCCCCTGATCCTTTATTTATTTCAGAATTAGCAAGACCATTTGTAAATTCAACTCCAAGATCAATAAGTTTAGATCCAGTTGGATTTGTTGTTATGCCACTGAATTCTGTATGAATTGATCCTTGGAAAGAACCAGAAGTTACTTTAGTTGAGGATGATTCAAAATCAAAATCTTTACCTAATGTACTTATACCAATATAATCAGTTTGATCATCGGTAGTTTGGTTGAAAGTTAGGGTCCTATCAACAAAGTATTTTAGAACCATTGTGTTGCTATCGTAAGAAGCAACATAACCTTTTGCAGTTCCACCAGCAACTAATTGTGTTATTTCATCTCCAACTGATGGAGTTCCAGTTACTGAAGAAAACTTAATAGCTCTTAATGAAGAAAACTCATTAGCAGTATAGAGAGAAGTTGATCCTATAGATGTTGGATTCTTTAAAATTCCAACTTGTGCAAATTTTGTATCTATAGGAAAGTCTTTAGTTGAATCATCAAATCTTGCATAAACTAAAACTTTATCTGCACCCAGTTCCTTATAGAGATCATATCCATGTCCTTTTGATGGTGGAATGATTGGTATTAATCTTGCATATTGGTTGAGACCAACATTGCCGTTGATATCACCAAGATCAACAAGTCCATAACTATACCCACTTCCCCCCGAGGAGATCGTTGCATCAGTGATTTTGCCACTAACAACATCTACAACGACTTTAGCGCCAGTTCCATCACCGATGATATCACATTCTTTACCAAGACCACCAGAATAATTTTCTCCTTGCCTATCTATATAAACTTTTTTTATTTGGTTTAGATATATATCAGAATTTGCGTTATCTCTAACAGCAGCAATTTGGGAATCTGTAGAAGATTCCCAAGAATTTGGTAAAGAAATATATTCAGTAGAATCAAACTTGATTATATCACTTGGAGTGACAGAAAATAGATATTTCCAAACATATCCATCACCACTTTCTCCAGCTTTGGATGGTTCTAAATCGGTAAAGGTTGGTTCATCTTGGGATGCATTTCCTGTGGTGTTTATACCAGAAGATCCATTAGATATACAAATATAAACCTTATAATCGGAATTCATCACATAGTAATTAGAATCATACAATCTTGTAGATCCTGTTACTGGAGATAAATTTTGATTCAATGGCGATCCAGAATAATCATGGCGATACATTTCATATCTTGTACCCCTAGTCCAATTAATTCTTCTTATTACTCTCTTCGCATTGATTGATGTCACTTTTTTACCAAACATCATTGTCTTACCGACATGATTCAAATCATTAAAACTGTCGGAAGGTGCTGGTGTATTATCATCCCAATTGGTAGATCTTCCAAATCCAACCTGAGTTGGATTGGGAAGACTTAAAAAGACGTAATATGAATTATTGGTAGTGTCATCAATCGAGTCTATAAAATTACTCGCATTTAATATTCTAAATTGATCTGTTACAATTGCCGCCATCGTAAATAGCTTTTTTCTATATTTATAGATCTTTTCTGAGAGACCCTGTATTTCTCAAACCAAATCCTCTTCTTTGAATTGTTGGGAAGGTGGTCAAACCTGAATTGAAAGTAAGACCAGTTACTCCTATCGAAATCGGAGATGTTGATCTTTCCATTCCAGATAATCTACCCCACGAGAATCTTCCAAGAGGTTCTGTAGAACTTCCAGTAATTGCTATTCCGACAGTAGATGTATCTGTTCTGATATTAGTCAAAATCTCAGCATTCCCACCAGATACGCTTATATCATGAATATAATATATGTTATCTAAGAATGTTGTCCCTATACTGACGATTGATGCATCTCCACTATCAACAGATGTTACTCCATGTCCAACTTTTGTATCAACAACACAAATTGGATAATTTACGGACAATCCAGTAAAGAATGAAGCATTTAAGAATAGTTTGAGACCTAATCCATGACCACCAGTTCCAACAGTTGTTCCAATACCAGTAATAATTCCTGAGAATCCTTCAACAGTCGAAACATTACCAATGTTTTCATAATTTGGTGCTGGGAACTCTACTATTGCTTTTGGTGGTATGGTGTATCCAAGACCAGGATTTGTTATATTAGCAGTTCCACTTAAAGATCCATTAACGATGGATATTGTAGCAGTTGCTGTTGTACCAACACCAACTTTAATATGTGGTGGAGAAGAAATTTTAATGTCTACAGAAGATCCAGTATATCCAGATCCAGCATTTATAATATCAATAGATTGAACTGTTCCACCAGTAGAAATTACTGCTGTTACAGCAGCAGAAACTGGATCAACACTATCAACCATTAAGAGGTTGAATGAATCAATAACAATAGCAGATTCATTTTCTTCATAATTGAAGAAATATGCATCATCTACAAATATTTCATTAGATGAGTCGGAAACATTTTTAATTATCTTTGCTGTTGGATAAACCTGAGTCTCTATTGAATCTCTAGATTTAGAAACAAATTCATTTCCAATAATTTTATCTGCTTTTTGTTTCGACCAACTCAATGGTTTATACTGATTTTCATCAATTCCAGGTCCATTATAGAGATTTGTCTCCATAACGTCTGAACTTGTTATACCAACTACAGTTCTTGGATTTTGAGTTACAGTATCGGCATTTGCATTTTTTAATACCTGAACAACATCACCAATTTTAATAGTTTCATTTACATCTATAATATCCGAGTCAACTCCTCTAGTTCCTCTATAGAAGAATATTGAAACATTATCGGTTTCTTCTGGTGCTTCGCTAAAGGAGAAAGATGTACCCCCATCGAAGTTATAATTCACTCCAGGATCTTGTATAACTCCATTAACAAATATAATTAGAAGTGCATTTAAATCAATGTCCGCAGAATCTACATTTTCAGAATCTTTTTGGAAACTTATTAACTGGCTGTTGTAATATAATGGGAATCTAGTTCTCTTACCATCCTGCAAATTAGCAATACTATCAATATAATCTAATTCTCCAAATTGCCAAGCAGAGAATGAATCTGTAAATGTTTCAATAACAGTTAATTCAAATCCAGATATTGGTTCTGAGAGGTTTCTATCTGTAACAAGACCAATTGGTTTAAATACATCACCATTCCTAAATCCATATCCAGGTCTTGTTATATTGAAGGATTTAACTTCGAATAGTGTTGAACCAATTCCTGTAGTTGAACTTGCACCAACTTCTAAAGATAGTAACAGACCAGTTCCAGTCTCCGATGTTGTACCAATACCAAGTCTTGAAACTCCAGTTACAGGCATATTCTCATAAGATGGTGCAGAAACACTTACAAATGTATTGCTTTCTGCATATCCAGTTCCAGGGTTGTCGACAGTAAATGATAGAGATCCACCTGCACCAACAATAGCGGAAATATCAGCACCATAACCTGTTGGTGAAGTAACGGCGACACTAACTGGTCCAGCATACCCAGAACCGTTTATGTCGGTTGATCCAATACCAACAGCGGTGATAGATCCAGAACCATCAATAAACGCTGTTACAGAGGCACCAACTAGAGGTGCATACCCCAAACCGTTAGTAGATCCAAGTGAAATAATATATCCTCCACGAGGAAGTTGGTTTTGTTCGATATAAACGGGATCTATTACAACTTGACCATTAGAAGAGGTTATTCCTGCGAATGTAACACTAGTAATTCCAACTTCATCGTTTAACTCATAATCATTTCCTGCATTATTGTCAGTTGTTGGGGTTTGGAATACATCATTTATTAAAAGTATTCCACTTCCAGTAGATATTCCTGTAGTGTTTAGACCTGAAGACGTTAAAGTAAATGTTCTTCCAATTCCAGTAAATTGATCAGATATATCATCATAAATTACGTTTGAACTATAGTCTTTCTTGAGGAATACTCTTCCATTAAAGGAAGAGAATGCTTCTCTCAAATTACTCAAATTAATACCATTATCAGCACCACCTTTTGGTGGTTCTGTGAAGAATAATTTGCTTCCGGCAATATTGTAAGATCCTCTGTAAATTTGGAATGAAGTTGAATCTAAGTGACTAGTTGCCGAACTTCCAACAAAACCTCTGGATATATTAACAAGAGTTGTTACGCCAACATTATCAATAGGTCCAGTAGATGTTGTTCCAAATCCAACTGCAATAACCTTGACATATTCATCATCAATTTTCAAAATATCTGCGGGTCTAATTGATGCAATACCAGAGACTGAGATATATGTTGATCCAGAACTTACTTGACCACCATTATCAACGAGTGAATATCCAAGAGGATTGAATGCAATAGGATATTGAATTACACCATCAACAGATAGAACTACTTTTTCAATTCTCTTATGCATTTCTAACTGGTGATAATTACCAGTTCCTACAGATGTGAAAGTTACTCCTATTCCTGCAGCTGCATATTGTGGTGTGGTTGCTAATCTAAATTCATCATTTGTTACCTTGATTGCATATACAGATGATGGTAAAACATCAGTTGTACCTATTCCAACACCACCAGAAATTTCTGTCGCAGTCGAACCAATACCAACACTAGTAAATCCAACACCAATAATGCTACTATCTGGTCTATAGTTTAATCTTTCACCAGTACTAAAGAAGTGATCTTTGATTGTAAATGTTCCAGTTGCAAGATTTAAAACATTTGAGTCTGATGGATTAAATCTCTTTGCAAAGATTGGAGTTCCCTCATAATTTAATTCAAAATCTAATTTATTTGATCTATCACCATTTCTTGAGTTATAGAATGCTAGTTCAACTTCTTCTGTAACTGGTCCATAATTTAAATCTGGAGGAACATTGACAGTATCAGTCTCACTATAGAAAATTTTATCTAAACTTTGAATTTCATATGATCCACTGATTTCAGAATCTGGGTGGAAGACCAAATTTACATTAGATCCACTATAATTTCCAGAGAAAGTACCCATTCCACAAGTACTACCAATAGATAAGAATGGATATTGTGTTGTATAAACATCAATATTATCATGAACCAACATTACCTGATGAATAGAAGTTGTTTCTCCATATGAAACTCTTACTAAAGATTTGACTGATGATACTATAGTCTTGTCTAAAGAAAGAATAGTTGATGATGATGATGCTATTGAATTATTCGATTCAAATCGAACGCTTCTTTCAGATCCATCTGGTTGTGAGCTAGTTTTAAATCTATATGTTCCAGTCCCAACGGATGTTGTACCAAATCCAACGATTTTTCCTCTAACCAAGGTATCTGTTGTTGAGTTGTTAGTGTATTTGATTGATAATAGACCACTATCAACATTAATACCAAACGTTCCAATAAATCCAGATATAGGTCCTACTTTGTTATTTGAATAAACTTCTGATACGTATGAATTTTCTCCATCATGAGTTATTTCAAATTCTGCATAGTCCATATCTCCAGTCAATTGATTATAAGCCTGGAACTTTGCAAGAACGGAATTTATAGTATCTGTTGCAAATCCAACAAGAGTTTCTGTGATTCCAGAACCAACTAAAGCATTAGCACCGGTAAGATTTACAAATCCAACGGATTGTGTTCCAATTCCACCCAAAATTGAATTAAAGGATGAACTCAAAACCTTAATATCATAATCAGTATCAAACTTATCTTCTGGTGTAACTCTTATTGAAAGATTGCCAAAGACGTCCAAATATGATTCAATGTTTGCTACTTCTTGCTCTGTGCTATGTAATGATGTTTTTTCTAGAGTGATTGAATCTGAAGAACTGTTGAGAACTACCAACTCCGTTAATTGCCTATCATTTCCATTAGGATCTACTAGTTGAATTAAGAACTCAGAATATGTGTTGTCATATGAAACAACATCGACATAATCTTCGGTTATATTACTTTGGTTTCTAAACTGTGGACTAAAGTC